TCCAAATGCGATAGTTCCACCTGTCATAGGTATCTGAACTAGACCACGTTTTACTTTGGCAATATCTTTATCCTTCATAGGATCATCAGACGCACCGAAGTTTACGGTCTCATCAATAAATGCTTTTCTACCGCTACCAGATCCAACTGCCTGATAGTTTACTCTTGCTCCACCAGACTTTGCTAGGTCTGAGAACCAACGAGTATAGATTTTAGATGGGAATGATGCACCTGCACCACTCAACCTTGTTCTTGCATTTGCACAACCACTTGTCAATAGTAAAGGGAGCAATGCAACTGCTAATGCTTTCATTTGTTTAGAAAAAAATAACACCCACTTAATATAGCATAAGTGAGTGTTTTGTATCTTTAACTACAGGTTAAGAACTGCATAAGTTTTAGTTAACCTATGTCATAGACTTGTCTTTTCTGGTGTTCTGGGATTACTTTTTGTAAATCGATTGTTAGCAAACCATTAACAAACTTAATTTTCCCAATCTCTACATCATCTGAGAGGTTAAATCCTCTAGCAAATGTTCTAGATGCTACACCTCTATGAACGTATTCTTCTTCTTGTGTACTCGGATCTTGTTCTTTCGATTTAACTAGCAATACGTTTTGCTCGGTTGATACTTCTACTTGGTCTGCTGACCAACCTGCGAGTGCTAGTTCGATTCTCCATTTATCTGATGACTCTTTGACAATATTGTATGGAGGGTATTGTCCTGTCGGTGATCCAGTTCCGTATGCATGGAATCGATTGAATAGATCATCGAATCCTACACTATAGCGGTATGCTGCATCAAAAATTTTATCGACATCTTTAGATGTCCACTTTGTGATTCCCATTTTAGACTCCTTTAATAAGCGAGATTTAGTGTTTGTCCCCGAAGGCGACACTACTATTTAACCATGAGACCAACCAGATATAAACGGTACACACCGAACATATGTGTAAGGATTAGCACACCTATATAGTTGTACGTCAATGCGTATAAACTCACAATGAAAAATTATTTACCTTTTATTATGTTATTGGCTTTTGGTGGTGCGGCTCATGCTGGTGGAATGTCTACTAGACATCAGTCTAGTTTACAACTAACAGTTGAACCTCAAATCGTAACTCAGACACGAGTTGGAAACAGTTATTCTATTTCTGGAACTAACGTGATCACAACACATACACCTGCTGCCAGTGGTAGTAGTGCTGTAGATGGTGGTATTGGTATTAACACTTATAGTGCTACTACAGGTGTTGGAACAGTTGGAACAATTACTGGTGTTCAAAATGGATGCACAGGATCAACTGCAAATAGTGACCTAGCATGTGCAGGATCATTCTCCTTTGCTCAATCATGGCAACAGGGTGATAGTTCTTCTGCAAGTGCTTCTACTTGGGGTGATATCACCACACAAAGCGCAGGAACAGGTGCACCAGGAACAATCTCAAATGGTCATGCTATTGTGATAAATCAGGGCACAAGTGGAGCAGGAACTCTCGGTGCAGGTAACTCCTTAACAGGTCAGTTCGTTAGCGAAATTACTATTTTTGATTAATAATCATGAGGAATACATATAAGTTATTCCTACTAATAGCTATGGGTGGTGCTATAAACCCAGTCATAGCAGTGCCTGTGGTACCAAATTTCCAACAAGGCTCGATGACTACCCACACGGAAACGACTTCGACTGTGGTGGAGACCATAAATTCGATGGATTATAACACAGGCTATCAGTGGTCGGTAACGGGCAATGGGGTAACTACGGATGATAATTTATCACCCACAAATGCAACCCAAGTTAATACTATTGAGGGAGTGAATTCAACATGGACAGGAATAAGCGACAAACCCAACTTCACGATACAGACACCAGGTGCAGCGTTTCAATACACGGAAACGTACATGGGACCAGGTCTCTCAAATCACACAGTAATACAAAGAGAAACCACCGTAACTTCGGTCACAGATACTACAAGTATCTTCTCCCAGTAATCGCTGCTCTTGTAGCGTCACCTGTAAATGCAGAAACTGTTGGTGGTGTAAGTGCAACAGCATCTCCGATTGCCAATTCTTCGGGCTCGGTGACCAATCAAGCTATACAAGTTTTACAAGGACCATATATAACTAACACATATGGCAATGGAATACAGTGTCAGGGTGCTACCATGAACATTACGCCATATGTCACTGGAACCGCATCAGCACAAAAACCATATGAACCATACTATATGGATCCTGTTTATGATTTATCAGATTTGAATGATGATGGCGTAATCGACAATCCAGGTAATATTTTATACCACGTTCCTACAAGAACAGCACAGAAAGATAACTATAATTTCTCAGTTGGTGTATCTGCAACATGGTCTAGACCATTAGATAAGAAACTACAAGAGCAGTGTAAAGAGGCAGCAGCAGCAAATATCGCATTAATGAATCAAACCGTAGCAAATAAGAGACTTGACTTTGAGATAGCCAGGTTAAAAAATTGTGGAAATTTGATAAAAGAGGGAATTTCATTCCATCCTAAGTCACCATACTATAGTATATGTGCAGATGTTGTTGTACAGAATGTGAATAACATAGCTCCACATGCACATGAAATACCTAAACAAGAAAGAGGTATATCATTTAACTCCAAAAGTTTGAAAGACATATCTATCGGTGATTAAGTAATGGAGATACCTAGAGTTCATGTCCATGATAATGGTGTCCAAACCATAGGAGCAAATCAGGTATTTAATATAGGAACTAATCAAGTATTCTTGAGAGATATTCCTAGATGGTTAGTTGATCATCCTAAGACTTCAATACCTCAAGCACCACCTGCTACAGTCATTATAGGTAATCCTATTATTGACATGCCTGGTTGCGTTGAAGCACATGAGTTTAGTGACAAGAATGATAAAATAATTGAAGACGATGAAAATAAAGTATTGGTATTTTGTGATGCAGAGTATCCATCTTATGATGCAATGGATTATCAACCTGATCAATTACAGATGGTCATAGAAGCACCACCACCTCCTGTTGTTGAACCACCACCTGCACCAGACATAGATCCACCTGAGGTTCCACCGATTCCTCCAACAGAAGAGATCGAATGTCCTGCACCTAATCAACCTAGAGTTGGTGATCTAACTCAGAATGGTGAGGAGAGAGTTATAGGTCATGAAGTACAAAATGGACAATGTGTAGTATTGTATGAAGAGACTACAGCAGTCGAAAGATTTTTACCCTCTACAAATCAAGTCAGCACTACAGCAGCTATCGCAGTGGTAGCTACAGCATCTGCTGCTGCAACACCATTATTATTGAGAGTAATTAAACCAGTCATTAAAAAACTCACTACAACTATACAAAGGAAGTTAGGTAAAGAACCACCTAAGTTAAGTCGTAATGAGTTAAATTGTAATAGGTATCGTGAGAAGAAAGGTCTACCTCCCTTCAAACGTCCTAAAAAAAGTATTATTAACAGATATAAGAAAAATTAACAGTTCTTATTCATGTCCTCTGCCATGCTACCACCTATATCAGCTCCCTGATTACCACCAAACATTGCTACCCAACCAGCAGCAACCCAACCAACAAAGGGAATAGTGGAAAGAGTAGGAGCAGCAGCAGCACCAACGCTAGTCCCAACCAACCTACCAGTTCCTTCAGCAGCTCCGATTGCTTTGACACATTCTTCGCTTTTTCGGGCAGCAGCAATTTCATCTGTCTGTTGCTGTGTTAAACCTGGTGGTTGATCAATCCAAGATCTCTTGTTAGATACAGGAGCTCCTTGGTTGGTCTTACCATCCATAACATACTCTTCAACAACCTTGGTTGTATTGTTTGCTAGTCCTAAGAAACCTGCTTTCTCTTTGATATCTTTAGTGATATACATTGTCTTAGGATCATTTGCTTTATAAGAAATCTTATATCCATCTGTACTCACCTCTGCATGATAAGTAGAGTAGTCTGTTGTAGGAATATTAATTGTAGGTAATTGAGGTTCGGTTTTTCTTGAAGCAATATATCCAATCATACCAATATGTGATACAGCGAATAGACTACCTACTACACCAAACGATATCCATTTAACATTCATAGTAACCTCTTAGAAACTAGGTTTTGTAGGTAAAGGAATAGGTGCTCCAGTAGAATCAGGAAGTTCTGCATCTACAATACTAGGTAATGCATCACCAATACCGTCAGTAAGAGATCCTAATGCCTTCTCTTTGATGCTTTCTATGATTGCATCCTTGCGTATGTAAACGTAACCAGCAGTGCCAACAACGGTAACAGATACAACAGCAGACGCAATAGCAAGTACATTAATAATTTTTTGCATGATCTTTATTTGTCAGGAACAATTTTTACAGGACCAGATTCAATCCTTATAGTTTGTGCAGGTGCAGTTTCAGATGCTTTAGCAATAAGAAATTCCATATCCTTTTTAGATATGTTAGCACTACCACCACCTTCTCCATTCTTTTTCTTACCAGCCGCTTGTACGCCAAAAGTAGCTAATGTACCTGTGAAGACCGAAGCTATGAAAGTTGGATCGAGTTTTTGTTCTGGAATTTTAAATGCTGCAGGTAACTTGACATATGCTAAAGTTAAAATACCTGCGGACCAGACCAACACAGATAACCGAACAAATGTACTAAGGATAGCAAGTTGTTCTTCTTTGTCATCTGCTGCTTCTTTTAGTTTTCCAAGAAGACCTTTCTTATCTTCTTTGGTTTCTTCTTTCACTGCCATGTGATGATATTATAACACTACACTATATATCATTCTACAACTTGACGTTTTTTTCCAATGTTATATTTGGACTCAAGTGACCATTCACCTTTTTCTTTGTATGCAATTACTTTAATTTGACTTAGAGGTGCAGCATCTTTGATACTAGATTCTTTAACTATCTCTACTAATCCCCAATCAGATAGTAACTTAATAATTCTATTTCTTCTTTGTAAATCATTTTCTGAGAGATTTGCTTTCTTACCATCTAATGCAAATAACTCTTTGAAATGAACAATGTAATACTGTCCTTTCTTATGTAAGATATGACATGATTGATATAACTTCCTTTCTTTCCTAGAAGCTACACCTATGCGTGTAAGGGTCTCACGAACTTTAAGGAAATCATCTGGTTCCTTTAAATTCACTTCTACCATTTCATTTCTATTCCACTGAACTTCTTTAAGTTCATTCATGTTACTGACCCCCTGTGTTCAATTTATCTTTAATAAAATTAATTTGTTGTGGAGTGAGTATCTCAAGTGCCTGTTTTGCTTTCTCATAGGAGTACCCATAATAACGCTTTACAAGTTCAAGATCATCAATCTTTTCCTTTTTACCCCAAGGAGAAAATCTCTTGCGGCTTCTGACGATATTTATAAAAAAATCATATTGCAAACGATTGTCTAGTGTTGAATGTAAATTCATTTCATTTGCAAACATTACTGTATCCATATGATGAGACATACATTTATTAATAACGTATGCAGGATATTTCTTTTCCCAACCAGGATCTTCATCTTCTCCCATCAGATACTGTTTGGAATAGTTGATTGAATTTAGATAATCCTTAAGAGGATAGTTCGATGTCATAATTTAGAAGTAGTAGTTCTTTTCGCTTTTGTTGATCTGACATGTAGTCACCTACAGATCTCATTGTATAAGTATGATCGTATTCCTGAGGATTCCAATCTACAAATCTTTCTTTCACTAAATTAGAAGAGTTATAAGATATCATTTGATCTAATTCACATTGATCACATTTCCTAGCAAACCTATCATGATCAAATCCTATATGCATTGTTCCTCTCTTACCATATAGATTTGCCTTGATATCATATGGAGGATCTAAGTAAACAAAGGCATTAGCATCATCAACTAAAAGTTGTTCGTATGATAGATTAGTTATATTCCAATTTTTAATTACCATCCTATAGTACTTAAGTTTTTCAATTCCTCTCATAGAAAAATTTGAATCACTTGCTTGAGGACTAAAAGATGAAGACTCAGTTAAACCACTGAAAGAACACTTATTTACAACATAAAAAGCGACCCCTGTATGAAAGGGATCACGTTTTGGTTTTGACAAATACTCTTTAGCATCTTCAAATAAAACTCTTGCAGAACTTCGATCTGGATGTCTTTGTTTTATTTGTTGTAATTCTTTTGTGAGTTTGTCTCCTTGTAATTGAAGTGTTTTCCAAAAACAATATAAGGGTTCATATAAATCATTCACCCAAATATCTAACTGCGGATAAACCTGAGACACATATAGTGCAACAGATCCACCACCTAAAAAAGGTTCTCTAAACTCTGTATACTCATTCATCTCAGGAAAGAATTGTGCCATCTTTTTAATAGCACGAGACTTTCCACCAGGATAACGGAGAGGAGTTTTGAGAGCAGTTTTGGTAATCATCATCGAATGATAGGATATTCTGGTCCTGATGGCATTGGTTGATAGTATCCTCTATCAGGAACAATGATATCAATAGTTTCTTCAAACCATCTATTCATAGACTTTGCCATAGCACGATATGATGTGCCAACATAAATTTGTCCACCTACGACAGCACCTGCCATAGCACCCCAGAACATATAATAAAATCTAGATTTCATTTGTGCTCTGATCTTTTCTCTTTTTCTCATTAATTTAGTCATCGTGATCATCCCATTGATCTGTCAAACCTTTGTTATTAAAAAACGCTCTGTAGATTCCAAACCCAGATAGCAATACTAAAATTACTAAAAGAGAAATGCCAAAGGTTACATTAGGATCAGCGTTATAGTGAGGTATGATAGCGTTACATTTAGTCCATGTACCAGGTAGTGTATACACTGGTGGGCATGATAATAAAATGTTCATTTAAAATTACACTCCAACATTATTTGTGTTAAACAAGCAAGAAGATTTACCTCTTGATCTACCACAAAGGCAGATTTGTATTGATACTCAGCAATAATTAAAACTGCTGCAGCAACACTAGGACCATCCATTAGAGAAGATGCACTATCATACAACTTTCTCATAATAGATACAGGATCAGCATCTAGATTAGCATGAACCCACTTCTTAACATCATTGAACTTTTTACTTTTCAATGCTGCAACAAGTGCATCCATATTAGCATCACCTAGTGCTGCTAGAATACCAGTGTCGATTGAACCAGTTGATGAATACTTTTGAAGTTCGTTAAGTGTTCTCCTAAAATCAGGGAAATACTTATTAACAACTTCTGCAACAACTTTATCTGAGAAAGGAACATCTTCAGCAGTTAGAATGCCACGACATCTTTCAAAGAATGCTGCTGCAAGTTCTTGTTTTATCTTTCCTCTAACGTTGAATTCAACAACAGTAGTTCTACTATGTAGAGGTTCAATAATACGATTCTTGAAATTGCAAGTAAATATAAACCTACAATTTTTTTGAAACGTCTCAATGTTTGCTCTCAATAGAAGTTGAACATCAGGAGTAGTATTATCTGCCTCATCAATGATAAGGACTTTGTGCTTACTTGTAGAAGTAAGTGATACCGTAGAAGCAAAATTACTTGCTTGATTTCGTACTGTATCTAGAAATCTACCTTCATCAGATCCATTAATAACATAGAAGTCTGCTCCTAATTCAGTGCATAATGCTTTTGCAATAGTTGTTTTACCAACACCTGCAGTTCCTGAGAGTAGAAGATTTGGTATCTCTCCTTGTTTTACGAAACCTTTAAAAGTTTCTTTCACATCTGATGGAAGAATACAGTGCTCGATTTTCTTCGGTCTGTATTTTTCCACCCATAAAAAATCATTTGACATTAGGTATTAGGTTCTAGTGCAATAAAGTATTTGATCTGATCACCTTCAAAGAGAGCAACATTCTTTTTGCTCACAGTAACATTGTAATCACCTTTGATTAGTTTTAGATTCTCAACTTTAAAACAGTAACAAAACTCATCATTAGTTTCACCAACATTAACAGAAAAACTATTAGATGTATCGTTCTTCTTATCGGTCAACTGCAATTCCATTTTACCTTTGTATCCTACTAGACATAGATCTGAGAGAGAATAGATACTTGCAACTCTTTGAAGTTTATCTAAGTCATTAGTACGAAGACGAAACTTTACATCTTCAGATGGAAGTGTGATCTCACGCTCTGGTGGTTGAGTAATGATATCTGGATCAGCATAGAAGAATCTAGACTTATAGATTCCAGAACTATCACTTACAGTTACATAATTCTCATTTGATGTGTCAATTTTTGGTGCATCTAAAGTATTCAAACCTCCAATAAAAACACCTAAATCATAGATTGAAATCTGAGAATCAAATTGTTCTTCGACTTCAGCGATAGCAAGAATGTTCTTGTTAAGACTTAGTGTGGAGATTGTGTTACCTGGTTTGATAACAATAGATTTGTTGATGGCACAAAAGTTTTTTAAAACTTCAATAGTTGGTTGTGAAATAACTGTCATCGATCGTAGTCAACTGAAAATGATGTAGGATTGTTTACTGCTGCTTCGTTTGCTTTAGCAGTTTTGTCGTTAAAGTGGAGTAGCAACATTCCATAATGAATGATCTTAATGATGTCTTTCCTTGCTGACCCCTTTCTGTCATAACGTGAAGCATACTTCAGAACATTACTTCTACAGAATGCTTCAGCGTCACCAACAGAATCAATAAGGTCAAGAGTCTGAACGTTACCGACAGAATAATGACCTTTGTATGTGTTGGAGATGTATTCTGAAATCTCCTTGAGGATCTCATCCTCGCTGTACTTTCTCATAATATAGAGAGGGTATTTCTCAACCCTCAGTATACTCTAGTTCTTCCTGTGCGTCAACCTTTGTATAAAGATCGAGGAAGGATTGCTTAGTATCATCATCGAAACGATTGACACAGTTAGTGATTGCACCTAGACGATCACCAAAGATTTGATGTGCATGAACGATGTGAACTAGACGACGAGTTGTAATGACTTCATCAACACCACCGTCAAAGAATGTTTTACGGATAACACCTGCCCACTTGATAAGCATCTCAGTAAACTCTGCATCACATCCTTGGTTCAATAGGATCTTGCTTTCGATAGCAGCAGATGGATACTCTTGCTCAAAAGTGATTGGGAAACGCTCTAGGAATGCTTCATTGAGAACGTTAGTTCCAACAAAGCGACCGTCATCGCTGCCTTTACCTTTAGTATTTGCAGTTGCAATAACATTGAATCCTTGAGCAGGTTTTACATAACGACCAATCTTTTTGAGGAATACACCTTTACCTTCTAGAACAGATTGTAGACATAGAATCTTGTTTGATGCAAGATCGATCTCGTCTAGAAGGAGTACAGCTCCCCTCTCCAAAGCTTCAACCACAGGTCCGTTGTGCCAAACAGTGTCGCCATTAACAAGACGAAACCCACCAATAAGATCGTCCTCGTCAGTTTCGATTGTGATGTTGACACGAATCAATTCTCGATTAGTTGACGCACACGCTTGCTCAACTGAGAGAGTCTTACCGTTTCCAGAAAGACCTGTAATGAAGACAGGATAGAATTTATCGGACGCGATAACTTTGCGAACATTGCTGAAGTTACCAAAAGGGACGTAGGAACCATCTTTCTCTGGGATGTATGAAACTTCCTTTGCAGGTTTTGCAGATGGTTTCTTGAAGCACTCTTCAATTTGTTGTGCTGTCAAGTTCCATTTGCCAATACCTGATTTATAAGACTTCAACCTCTTACAGGCAGTAGCATAAGATACACTTAGTTCTTTTGCTGAATTACGAATGTCAGAACATCCTACCTCAACACCAACATTATCAGTTAAGTGTTGAACGAGTTGTTCGGTAGTCACAGGGTTTGGTTCAAAAGGCATGAGTCTAGTTTGTTTGTTTATACATTTAGTATAGCAGATGAAACTGCTATGTGTAGGGGGAGTGGACAGTTTGTTAATCGAACACTGCTGTCACACTTTGCACAGTTGCACCAGGATTTCTTGCTAGTGCAACTTTCTGTGCGTCATTGTAGTCAACAGCAATTACAACTTCTTCAAAAATTGTACCTGCTTTGAAAAGAGTTACTTTACATTTCATGCGATGTTCTCGATAAAGGCATTAAGGATTGTTTTGTTGGTCATCTTAGAACCCATGTGCTTTTTGAATGCACGTTGTAGTTCTGCTTTGGTAGCAACTTCGCCCTTTTGTTTTACTTCAAGGTCGTCAGTGCCATGACCAATTCCATGAGTAGGGATGTAGAAAGATTCGGTAAAACCTGCTTTCTCTTTGATGGAAGCAAACTTGTTTTTCTTCCATGACTTGTCAAGGTTATCAATGAACTCTTGATCAAAGGAAACTGAACGAGCAAATCTATTCATTTCTCCTTTGCTACAGATACGGATACCAATCCAGTTGTAATCAGTAACCTCTCTTAGAAAACCAACCATAGTTTGAGTAACCTCATATGGACTACTACTAATCTTTCTAGTATATCCTGTCTCAGGATCACGAAGGAAAAATACTTTTCCATAAGAATGTTGGATACTAGATACACGATACTGATCTTTCTCGTAGTAGTAACCTTCATCTTCTTTACGCTCTCTCATGTAACTCATAGGATTTGATTCTCCATCAGTTAGACAGACTACGTTTACTTTAGTAACACCCTCAGTTTTCTTTAGTAGATCTACAATCTTACGAGTGCACATCATTGCTTCCGCTAGAGGAGTGCCACCTAGTCCATACTTGTGACAGTAGTTGAGACGATATCCATTCATTGCAAATGCTTGCATGTATACCATCTTCATAGATTCTTCAAGAGATCTCTTGTTTTGCTTTGAAGAGAAGAACTCAAAGAGTTTGAAAGAACTGTCAAAGTTAAGACTATTCTCTTTAGGAGTGACAGCAGGATTCATCTTGGTATCATATCCATATGCATATCCACTCTGGAAACCATACACACGGAATGGAATTTGTGCTTTGCGACAGAACCAAACCAAGTTGTATACTTGCTTGAGAGTATCAAGAAGTTGATGATTCATAGATCCTGACCAATCAAGATACATAACAAGTCCATGATTCTTTCCCTCAGGAACTACTGTGACTCTTTTAAAGATATCATCAGTTAGTTTGTACTTGTATAGAGATTGTGTATTGATAACACCAGTTTTAGATGTTGCTGCTCTCTTGTATTCTGCAGCAGACTTCTTCATCTCAAATTGCTTTAGAAGATAATTTACAGATTTCTGTGCACTCTTCTTGTAATTCTCATAATGATTGACAGCATAGTCAACATTACCCATGTAATTATCTAGTGATTCTTTATTACCAAACGCTTGACCATAGAAGTGAAACTTTAGACCCTCTGTAATTTCTTCGGAAGGAATAATGATATCATCAAGTTTGATTTGTGGAAGTGTTAGATAAACCCACTCTTTAGCATCTTCATCTATAAGTGTCTCTAGTGCTTGTGAAAGTGCTTCCTCGGTAATACTCTTAGTCTCATCATGACCTGATGCAATTTGACCACCACCTATAGGAGATACAGACTTAGTTGTTACTGGTTGATCATCAGATGTTTCTGTAATATCTGTTTGCTTAGATGATGGTTGAGGTACGGATTGTGTATCTTGTCCTTGACCTTCTGTATCAGTTTCCTGATTCATAGAAGTCTCTTCTCCATCATCTCCTTCTTCAGAATCAAATGGAAAGTCAAATTGACTTAGGTCATCATCTTCAACCTTTGGTTTTGCATCTTCAATCTTTTGAGCATGACCATACATTTCATTAGCAAGGTCAACTACATCTTTGAAGGTTTTTGTATTACTTACTTTCTCTACCCATACTTGCTCATCTTCATTGAAAGGCATAGAACTGTTGCCTTTGAAATATAGATTGATACGATCGATCAAAGGAAGAGTCTCTAGATCTTCATGCTTTACACCGAAGAAGTCATCGTTCCAAAGTTCTGTATAACCATCGAAGAAAGACTTACGAAGACCAGGATATGTATCCTTCATCATACGCTCAATACGAGCATCTTCAATTACATTTACAAATGATTGAGGAGCGTCTCCAAAAGGATCGTTAGGTGTATAGAGTGCGTGTCCTACTTCATGTCCTACGAGAAGGTCGTATACAGTGTTAGAAGCGGTCTTCCAGATTGGGAGAATAAGAAGACGCTTTTCTACATCGAAACAAGCAGTAGAAACTTGACGGTGCTCTACAGTTAGGTTTTCTGTTGCTAGGAGTCTAGCGAGTGTTCCTTTTACTTCTTGATTGATCATCGTGTTTGCTTTAGATATCTATATGATAGCAGTTCACACGACCAATGGTCAACCCAGTGGACACTTTTTTAACTGTCTACTGGCAGGCACATACCAAATTCCTATCTCCATGTACATTATCTATACGATTAACTGCTGGCCAAAACTTATTTTTTGGTAGATTAGGGAAAACTGCCTGTTCTCTAGTAAATGGATATTCCCATGTCCCACATATTTCTGATTGAGTGTACGGTGCATTCTTGACTATCTCAGGACATTCATTAATCTCTGCTCTTATCATTGCCATTGCTTCACCAAACCTCTCTAACTCTTTCAGTGATTCTGATTCAGTTGGTTCTACCATCATAGTTCCTAGAACTGGCCAAGACAATGTAGGTGCATGAAATCCATAGTCCATCAGTCTTTTAGCAATATCTTCAGCAGTAACTGGTAAATTACGACAATCAAAAATACATTCGTGTGCAACTCTACCATTATCTGCTTTATATAATACGTCAAAGTATGGTTCTATCTTCTTTGCTAACCAGTTTGCATTTAATAATGCCACCTCTGTTGCCTCTCTAAGACCATCAGCACCCATCATTCTAATATACATCCATGTGATAGGAAGAATACTAGCACTTCCTTGAGTTGCTGCAGATACTCTTTGATTAACAAATGGTGCTAGATGTTCTGCAACACCAATAGGACCTACGCCAGGTCCGCCACCTCCATGTGGAATACAAAATGTTTTATGTAAGTTTAGATGACATACGTCTGCACCATAATGACCTGGTTTACATAGACCTACCTGTGCATTTAGATTCGCACCATCAAGATATACCTGACCACCAAACTCATGTACAATATCACATATTTCTTTGATAGTTGTTTCAAATACACCATGAGTAGAAGGATATGTAATCATACAACCTGCTAATTCATTTGCCTCTAGACATGCTTTCAATCTTAGATCATGTATATCAACGTTGCCATTACTATCACAATCAACACTTATAACTTCCATACCTGCCATGATACAAGTTGCAGGATTAGTTCCATGTGCACTCTTAGGAACTAGAATTTTATTACGTTTATCTCCGTTTGATTCATGATATGCTTTGATTGCTAATAGACCTGCATACTCACCTTGTGCACCTGAGTTAGGTTGTAATGATATAGCAGCAAATCCTGTGATATCACATAACCAATCTTGTAAATCACACATGATTTGTTCGTAACCAAGTGCTTGTCCTGGTGGAGCAAATGGATGTATATTATTAAACTCTTCCCATGAAACAGGCATCAGTTCTGCTGCTGCATTTAATTTCATTGTGCAACTTCCTAATGGCATCATTCCATTTACTAATGAATAATCTTTAGATGATAATGAATAGATATATCTCATCATGTCAGTTTCACTATGATAGATATTAAATACTTCCTGAGTCAACCAAGGTTCTTTTCTGACAGGAGTGACCATCCATTTATAATCTCCTACTGCATCTAGAACATGGTCTATTGTATTTTCTTTATGAGGAAAATCTACTTGACTGTCTATAATTTGATGCAATTCAAGTAATGTTGTACACTCATCTAAAGAAACAATATTCCAACCATTCTCATGTCTTACATTAAAATCTGTTATAATAAGAGAACTCTTCCATCTAACGGTATCAAACCCTTCAGATTCATCAACCTCATATCCGCACCATTTCAATGCTAATTGTAGCGTTTGCCTATATTGTAGTACTCTGGTTGCTATTTTTTTCAAACCTTCCGAACCATGGTAAGCAGCGTAAAAACCTGCCATATTTGCGAGGAGTGCTTGAGCAGTGCATATATTGGATGTTGCTTTGTCTCGTCTTATATGTTGTTCCCTTGTTTGTAGTGCTAATCGTAACGCTGGATTACCTTCACTATCTACCGACTGCCCAACAATACGTCCAGGAATCTTACGTTTATATTTTTCAGTGGTTGCAAAGAATGCTGCATGAGGTCCTCCATAACCCATAGGAACTCCAAACCTTTGCATACTACCAACAGCAATATCAAATCCCATCTCTCCTACAGGTTGCATTAATACCTGACATAGTGGATCTACAATCGCAATCTTAGTAACATTATAAACTTCTGCACATCTTAGTAATCCATCTGGATGTTTTAGATTACCATCGTTATTAGGTAATTGAATTAGCATACCAAATGCTTCACCCACATCTTGTAAGTCTACAGTTTCTGTATCTAATGGACGTATGTTAATACCTAATGGTTTTGATCTGGTCTGCAATACCTTTAGTGTTTGAGGAAATACTTTAGTATCTACAAGAAATGTATTTTTCTTAGATGCATTAAAAGCAAGTATCATTGCTTCTGCTGCTGCTGTTGCTTCATCTAAAAGAGATGCATTTGCTATTGGTAATCCAGTTAACTCTGTAACTAAAGTTTGAAAATTAAATAATGCTTCTAGTCTACCCTGTGATATTTCTGCCTGATAGGGTGTATAAGATGTATACCAAGCAGGATTCTCTAATACATTTCTTTGAATCACAGGTGGAACTATTGTACCGTAATATCCTTGACCTATCAAACTCCTTTTGATTTTATTATGACTTGCAATATCTTTAAGTTCTGCTAATGCTTCTGACTCACTACAACCTTCTGGTAATTTACTATCTCCACGAAGTAAGATTGAAGTTGGAACTATGTCTCTTACTAACTCTTCTATAGTAGTAAGACCCAAATCCTCTAACATCTGAATCTGTTGTTCCTTTGAAGGACCTATATGCCTTCTGACAAACTCACTAAGAGTCTTCTGACATTTTACTAAAGTCATTAATTTTTTCAAATTTGATAGTTCGTAGAAACTTATCTACGAGAATTTCACCCTTATGACTGATAACAAATACATTGGAGTCATTACCAAAACTTCTTAGAATTTTAAGAAGTTCTGTAGTTCCATCTGCATCAAGTGAACTGTCAAATACTTCATCAAGTATGAGAAGATTAGTTGCTATACTATTCTTCATTCTAGCAATTTCTCTCCAAGTAAACAATAGTGCTAGATCAATTTTTTGTTTTTCTCCTTCAGAAAAAGAAGAGTAACAAAACTCATCTCTAAAACGACTTTTGATTATTTCATTGAAGTTTTCGTCAAGGGTAAAATTAACGAAGAAGTCCATACTGTGCAGATATTTATTAATCAAATTGTTAAAGATCGGAACATATCTTTTAATTATTTGACTTTTAATACCAGAGTCTTTAAGTAAGTTAGCAACAATAAAATACTCATCAAGAGTTTCAGAAATCTTACCACAATTTTTTTCAGTGATACCTAGTTCCTTATTGAACTTAACAAGAGTTTCAGTTTCCTTTTCAATATTAGGAGTATTAGTTTGTAGTTCAATCAACTCCTGATTGATTTGTAAGTTTTCTTTTTCAAGACGGAGAATGTCTCTATCACTATTATGAACATCTGTTCTTACAGAATGACATTGCATAGAGATATCATCTGCACGTTTGACAACTTCTAATAGATCTTTGATTTCTAATTTTAGATTATTAAAATCTTTTGCAAGTTTTGCACCTTTAGTTTGTAACATGCTAACTCTTCCAATTTTAAAGTCATCATCAATTATCTGAGTACAAGTAGGACACTCATCATGAGTTTCTAAAAACTTAATATCTTTTTTTGCATGTTTTAGTTCTGCATTTATCTCTGCTTTATTACTTTCAAGATCAGAAATTACTGCTCTTTGATCATCAACGTTATCTAATTCTTCTTGTAATCTATCTAATTCTAATTTATTTTTTTCTCTTTCTTTTTCTAATCCTTTGATCAACGCATCATTCTGAGTGATCTTAAGTTGTTTCTCATCCTGTCTTGTTTGATTAACTGCTGTTAGAGAATTAAGTAATTTTTGTTGAGATTCAACTTTCTCTTTCGCTAGTCTCAACATGTGAGCACAATCTTTATTCTGACTATTCGCTGACCTTACTCTGTCTTTCAACAGATGATTCATGTTTGAGAAGATATTGATGTCCAATAGATCTTCGATAACTTCTCTGCGGTGAGGTGCGGATAGTTGCATGAAGGGGACAAATGTGGATGAACCCAAGATGACGACTTGTGTAAAGGACTTGAAGTTGAGTTTGAGAATTGTTTGTTCAAGATATTTCTGCGTGTCCTTAACCGCAGCGTCTTGGTCAATGAGTTTGTTATTGTGATAAAGTTCAAAGACATTTGGTTTGATACCTCTAAAAATACGATAGTCGTCTTTACCAATAGAAAATTCCAGTTCTACTTTGGTAGACTTTTCATTGATACTATTTACCAGTTGTCCTCTTTTTATCTTACGGAAAGGTTTATTAAATAAAGCAAAACAAAGTGCGTCTAATACAGTAGACTTACCTGCACCATTTAGTCCAATAATCAAAGTTGATGAACTGTCTGTAAAATCAATTTCAGACCATTGATCACCTGTGGAAAGAAAATTCTTCCACTTAATTTTTTCAAAAACAATCATTTAATCAAATTTTGGAATAGTCAATTCATCAGGTTTTATTATAGCATAGTTATATCCATAACTGTCACAGTTCATAGCAATTATATCTGTGTCTACTTCCATTATATCCCATGGACCTCCGTTCGCTTCTTTTGCTTCTAACAATGTCATATATCTAACAGCATCATCTTCTTCTTCAAAGACTTGTACTGTTTTTATTTTGGTTTTGTCTTTTACTGCGTAGACACCACCTCTTTCTTTTTGAGTTAGAATAAACATTATAGTGCACTTGCCTCGACGTATAGCGATCTCATAATATTTTTAATATTACTTTTGTTCGCTTTGATATCTATCTCATCTATGTAGGTATCTAATAGAGTCATAGTATCTTCGGTCTCTACAACAGATCCATTCTCGATTCCCACACTTATGTCTTCAATAATTTTAAGATCTGCTAAACCAATATCTTGTAGTTGTCTTACTCTGTAATCAAACTTAGAATAATCTCCTTTATTTTCTACAATTAATTTGACGAATGCTCCTTCCAATTCTTTCTCATCTGGTAACTGAACTCCAGAATCATAGTGAAGCTTATAAAAAATATCAAAGGGATTTCGGTAAAAAGTAGTTCTGAGAGTTTCTGTGTCGAAGACATGGAATCCTCTTTTGCATTTGTAGTCATTCCAATAAAGTTGATAAGGGTTTCCTAGATAATAGATATTATCTCTATGTGATTTTTGATGATAGTGTCCTGTAAATACTTTTTTAAATTTACTTACAAATGAAGGATCCATTCCATTTTCCATGTAATGACCAGGATGTGCTTCAAAACCATTTAACTCTAGATGTCCCATGGCAACTGAAGCAGGACTTTGAGTTATGGTATAAAGAGTTTTATCATAGTTATCATCACATATCCAAGGAATAAAACAGATATCTAATCCACCAAAATTAACTGTGCATGGTTCATCATACACTGTAATGTTATCATAAGAACCAAGTAGTTCTTTAGGAGCATTTACTCTTAAAGTATTTTTATAGTAGATATCATGATTACCAACAATCATATGCATCTTTACACCCAACTCTACGAGAGGGTCAAACCACATTTGTTTTGCCTCGTTTAGAGACAAGAAGTTGATAGATCTACGTTTATCAAACGTATCACCAAGATTAATTACAGTATCAATACCTGATGCTTTAATAAATGGAATTACAATTTGACTATAGAATTTTCTATAGTGATTAATAAAATGTACATTATCATTTCTTACACCGAAATGTTGGTCAGTGATTAGTAATAACTTCATCCGAATCTTGCTCCTGGTGGTTGTGATCCCATAAGATCTTTAAAGAAAAATGTCAATGTCAATCTCTCTTGATCTTTACCAAAAGTTCTGGCACAATGAGATACCTGACTATCATAAGCAATCATACGATTAAAAACATTTTCAAATGAGATAGACAGTTCATATTGATTTTGTACTCTATTATACGCTTTTTCATAGTCTTCGTCAAGCACTTGTTCACCACTGTAATGTTTATGCTCTATAATTGTATCGTCATTCTCTGTCCATGCGTAACCATCTTTCTCAATATAAAGGTCAGTTCCTGTGTCTTTTTCTGGGACTCTATTAAGATAAATGAGACCTGCAAATAAAGTTGATGAATCTTTATGCACCCACCCACGATTTTTAGGATGATGTTGATCAGGATGTAATGGTCTTATTTTATGAAAACGTATCTCTGCATTCCAATTTACATTATTATAATTACTCCAATTATTACTATGATAAAAATTTCTTAGAATGCGATTGCCTACATACCTATCTAGGTTTTGATCAATATTATAAAGAGTATTAGATCGTACACCAGGATACTGATTTGCTTCTGCAGGAAAATACTCTAAAGTTTCTGCATAGTTAACAATCTTTTGAGGATCTGGAAAGAAATGCTCACATGATATAATAGGAAACATAATTAAAATCTAGAGAACGGAGGATTAGGACCACGAAGTTGGTGAAAGAAAAATGCTATAGTTAATCTCTTTTGTTTGTGTCCAAATGTATGCACTCTATGTGCCTGTTGATTATTGAAGACCATCATACGATTATATCTATTTTCTACTCTAATAGTTTCTTCCCACTGATCATTTATATCTCTCCATGCTTTTTCATATTCTTCATCAGATACTGAAGAGGGATCTTTATAGAATTGTCTCTCTACAGTAATAGCATCAGGTCTACTCCAAAAATATCCTTTTTTAGTTTGAAGAATATCAGTTCC